CCAACAGATCCCGCGGCAATCTTCTTTACATTGTAGATTGCTGCGCAGGAATGGATCTGGATCCCGGTCCTCCCAGCAGGATGCGGATAGAACTCCGTAAATTGCTGAAGGTCTTGGGAAACGCCGGCAGGGGCACCCATCATTTGGGCGCCTCCATAACGGCGTGTTGCTTTCTTCACCCCCTTGAGACCCTTCGGGGGGGACGGCTTCTTCATCTTCTTGATGCTGTTCTTTGTCATTCTGTACTTTTGTCGTGGACCCACCGTGTACGGCGGTGGACTGTTCATCCGTATGGATCAATCACATCCGGCAAGGCTTAGCTTAATCCTTGCTTTGAGGTCTGCGCACTGTGGCAGACCCGGAACCCCAGGTGCTTTGGGGGATTGACGACTCCGTGCAGTCTCTCGGCATTTTGTTTAGCACGTAAATCTTTATAGAATGTGTAGAGCGATTTGTTGACAAGACAAACCACACAAACGGCGCTGCTAGCCGTACACAACCAAACGTTTTGGGTCACCAGATCTTTGTCTGGCCCATACGGACCCACTTGTTGCAGCAGCAGGGAGTGACAGCCCTAGACCTCCACCTTCCGGTAGAGGCCCCAAGGAAAGTCGAACAACTTCCCCCAGACAGGTCCCTGAAACTCCTTCCCAAATCTCGAAAGATAAAGGAAGTATGAGTCAGTTTCCCGCTCAGGCTGTAGGCGCACTGGGTCGACGTAAACGTCGAGCAGTTCCCTAACCATGACCCCCGGCGGCATTGGATGTTCCAACGGTACCATGAATACACTCTTCCTGATTAGCCTTTCGGCGAATTCAAGTTGAGGCCGCGTCAAAGCGACGTTAATCTCTGGAATCGTGTGGACACCGAAGCCACCGAGTGAAATGGGGAGAAAGAGGTTCCTTCCCTTCGCCTCTGACTTAATCTCAGCACGGTGCATGGCGATGTATTGCTTAAACACATCCGCTTGCCTGCCCTTCCAAGCCCCTCGCACTACTTCGTTTATAACGGAGATATACGGGGTCTGCTTGACCTCCTCATCGTCACCTCCCACTCTTCCGAGGACTTTATGGTTTCCAACCATTAAGCCCACGTTGAGGAAAGGGATGATTTCTGGAGTCGGGTTCGCAAGCCGTAAGTCCATGACCACTGAGACCGAGTTGATGTTCGCATAACGAGAATGGATATAAGCCTTTCCAGGGCTCATCTCCAGACCCACCTTGCGACCGAGCTCCTTGTGGAGCTCCCACTCGGCTTGCGTTCCTATGTAAAGCATGTCGTCACCGTTGATCCTAACGGCAGACAACAAGTCCTTAAGGGACGCCTTGGGCCTGAGACGCTTGCGGACCGTCAGGTAAAGACCGAGGTTCGCAAGGCACAGGATTGGGAAGGAAAGGATGGAACCCATCAGCTGTCCGTTCTGTTGATCAACTGGCTCCAATTGAACGCCCGCTACTTCTGGATAGAAGATGCGGTGCGGAGCAAGCACACCTAACAAAAGGTGTAGGATGCTCTTGGATCCAGTCTCAGCAAATGCCCCGGTTGAGACCTCATTCAGTAAACTGTAGAGGATCTCCTGGGA